ATCGTCTCGCGGGAATGTCGCTGCCGCTTGCTCGCCGCTGATAGTTTTGCTCTTGTTTCACTTGACGGCGGCGGCCTCTTTCGGAGTGCTGCTGACCGCTTCGCGCAAGTTTCGGGCGTATGCTTCACGCCTGCACAACTACCAGCAATTGGGCACACGTTATATCCACTGCTTACAGCATCATAAATGTCGATGGCACGCTGTTCATAAAACAGCAAATCCTTCACTTCGCAATGAAACAGGACCGTAAAGATGAAGGCGTCAGCTCCGTACTTGAGCCAAGCCCGTTGCAGCTTGATTGAATGGTGCGTCCCGTAGTGCAGGTCTTCGAGATGTCTTTTAAGCCGGTATCCGAGACGTTCGGAACTCCCCACATATAGCTTGCCGCTTGCGGTATGAACGATCAAATATATGCCGGAATCTTTCATGCAATAAGTGTAACGCTATCGCTGCCATCCTTGCGGCCTGTCGCAGAAGCCGCCCCGCTCGAACGGGTCACCGACATAGTTCTCGCCGTCGTCGGTGTTCTGCGGCAGGTAGTGCGGCACCTTCGCGGGGTCGGCCACCTTGGCGTAGCCCGCTTTCAGGGCCGTCAGCGACGGGTCGTTGCCGTCACCGGAACCGCCGCTGTAGCTGGTGTCGGACTCTTTGAGTGTAGCGCTGGTGTTCAGTTCGGCGTTCTCGATGGTCATGGCGACCTCCTTGGGGGTGGGTTAGAATCGCGGCTCCCCCAACCACAGGAGAGCTGTATGTCCTACTGCCGCTGGAGCAGCGACGACTGGCAATGCGATGTGTACGTGTACGAGGGCTGCGGCTTTGTGACGCACGTCGCGCGCAGCCGGGTCCTCGGCGCGATCCCGCCGACCCCGCCTATGCGCAACGATCCGGCGTGGCCGCGTGAATTCCTGCTGGCGCACCGCGCGCAGATGGCGTTTCTTGCGACCTGCGAGCGCGCATTCATCACGCTGCCGCACGCCGGTGAGTCGTTTCACGATGACACACCGGGCGCATGCGCCGACCGGCTGGAAATGCTGCGCGCGCTGGGCTACAACGTGCCGCAGTACGCGATTGACGAACTGCGCGCGGATGCGTTAGACGATGATTAGCGCCTTGCCCGTTTCGCCCAGGATCAGCACCGGAAACGCGCTTTCATAGACCGCCTGGGTGCAGCCCTCGCAGTCATCGACGGCGAAGTCATCGAACAGGATGAAGCCACCCTTGACCATCAGCGGCGGCAGGCGTTCAAGGATCGCCTTGGTGCTCTCGTACTGGTCGGCGTCGGCATGGACAAAACCGACTGGCGGCATCGGCACCAGCGTGTCGGGGAACAGTCCCTGGACGATGGTCGCCGCCGGGATCAGGGCCTGCACCGCCTCGGCGCTGGTGTCGCCGAACTTGCCGACCGGGTTGCCGGTGTCCAGCTCGCCCTGGTAGGGGATGCCGGTGAAGGTGTCGTACAGGTACAAAGGGCGCCCCAGCTTGGCCAGGTGCCACGCCGAGCCGCCGCGATACACGCCCACTTCGACAATGGCGGCGGCCGGCGCGCGGCTGGCGTAGTACATCAAGCTGTTGATGGCCAGCTGCGACAGAGCGGTATAGGGAGCGTCCATAGGGTCCGTTTGATTTCACTGGAAATGCTTGTTTCAGCAAACGCTGAAACCCCTGCTTTTGGTGAAACTGGCAAGGGTTGAAATTGGGGTAAGAAAAAAGACCCGCCGAAGCGGGCCTTTCGGGGTAGTCCGAACCCTGGTACGGATTATAGGATTGCTGCCAAAAAGACAACTATGCGGCAGAATCCCAGCGAATGATGCGCGACTGCGCGGCGGCGGTCTGAACCAGGCCGAAACCGCCCATGTAGTACCAGGCCACACCACGCTGGCGACCATAGTCGCCAGGGATCATGCCGCGCATTTCCTCGGGGATCACGATGCCCTCGGCGACGGTGTCGTTGCCGAAGAAGTAGGCCCAGTTCGACAGGCCGTTGGTGAACGCGGCCTTGGCGATGTTGGTCTGCTCGACGAAGCGCACCGACTCGTAGCGGCCGATCTCGCCGTTCAAGATCATCTGGAAACCGGCGTCCACGTACTGGTGGACAGCTTCCAGGTCGTTCTTCAACTGGCGGAACGTGGTCGGGTGGGCCAGGCTGATGTAGTCATCCTGGATATAGGGCGGGACGTTGCGCTCTTTCATCACGTCCACGATGGCCTTCACGTGATTTTTGCCCAAACTCACATTATTCGTCGCCGTCGCAGTTCCGTTGGTGGTCAACGTCACGGCGGAAGTCGAGGTGCCGCCGGTCGGCACCACGCGCAGCGGGGTCAGGCGGAACTGCGCCTCGGCCATGATGTCGAAGGCCTTCTTGGCGTCGTTCTTCAAGACCTTGCTGATGATCTCCTTGACCGGCTGTTCCGAGAGGTCGTCCAGCTTGGAGCTGTACGGCACGCTGTTGCCGGCCTCGGTGATGGTCATGGTCCCTTGGGTGATCACGAAGTTCGTGGTCGGCATCGCGGTGCCTTCCGTGAGCGTCGTTCCTTGGGTCGCTACATCGCTGTAGACGTTCCAGTGAAAAGCGTCGCCCATGCCTTTGCCTTGCACGGCGGCGTCTTTTATATCCGCAAATTGACGGAATTTGGTGAGGGGCTGCACGGCCATGCGCAGCACCTTCGAGAGGTTGGGCGACCACATGTAGCCGCCCAGGCTATTCGTTAGCCAGACTTGACCTGCCATGATATGTACTCCTAAAAGAGAAAGATGGACTCCACCTATCCCCCGGCACGCGCGGCCTTCATCGCCGCGATCACATCGCTGGGATTCTCGGGCTGCTGCTCGGTGGTGGTGGTTTTGGTGTTGACCGAGGCGACGTTGTCGATCGATCGTTTTTGCTCCAGCTTTGCCGTTCGTGCGGAGGACGTGGTTGGGGCAGGTTCGGCGGGACGGCCCGCTGCGGTACTCGCGGCCCAGCCGAATTTGTTGGCCATGTCCTTGCTGACGGTATCCAGTGCAGTGAAGAAGTCACTGCCGTTCTGCTCGCGCAGGCGGTGGATTTTGGTCAGGGCCAGGGCCTCCATATCGGGGTCGCTGTACAGCTCGGGATAGTCGCGCTGGTTCTGCGCTAATGCACTCTCGACTGCGAACTTCTGCTGCACTTGCTGCGTGACGGCGTTGGCGATCTGGTCAATGTCGAGGGTGGGCGCAGCCGCCGTGGCGGGTTGCTGCCGTCCTCCAATGACCTTCTGCAGCGCGGTCAGCGCGTTTTCCTCGTCGCCCTCAAACAGGGCCTTGAGAAATTCCTTGCCTGACTCGTCCACCGGCGGGGTGTCGGTCGTGGCGGGGTTCGGGGTGGCGGTGGTTGCCGCCTGCTGGGCGCGCAGCTGGGCTTCCTGCTGTTCCAGCAACAGGCGCTGGGCCTGCGCTTCCTGGGCTTCGCGCAACAGGCGCGTGGCCTCGTTCAGGCGCTTGTCGGCGCTGCTGTTCTTCTGGTACTGGCGCACCACTTCATCGAGCGGCACATCGGTCTCGACGCCGTCGACCTTGACGCGCACCGTGGCCGGCGCCTCGGTCACGGCGGCGGGCGGGTCGGCCAGCTGCGCGGCCAGTTGCTCGGCCGGCGCCGGTGCTGGTTCAGGCTCGGCGGGTTCATCGACCGGCAGTTCGTAGCCGTTCGATTCGGCCATCTGCTGCTGGTGGCGGGTTTCCAGCGCTTCCATGGCCAGCTCGCGGGGCGACTTCGGGACTTCTGCTGCTTCGGTGGTGGTGGGCGTTGCCGGGGTGGCTGGGGTAGCGGGTGCGGCGGTGTCTTGCACGTCCGTTGGGATAGCGCTCATGTACGGCTCCTGAAATGCAAAAACCCGCATGGCCAGAGCGGCGTGCGGGCAAATGTTGAAAAGCAGCGCCGCGTATGGCAGCGCTGCGGTGTTACTGCGGCGCGGCCGGCTCGTCCAGGCAGGGCGCGCCGACCTTGCGGTAGGCGGCGCGCACGGCCTTGTTCTCGCACAGCACCTGCTTGGCCGCCGCCGTGTCGCCCAGCGAGCGCAGTTCGCGCGCGTTGAGGCGGTTGACGCATTCGACATCGTTCCAGGTGCCGCCCAGCGAGACGCCGAAGGCGATGCCCGACAGGCCGGCGCTGGTCGAGCCCATGCAGGTTTCCGACAGCGTGGTGGTCAGGGAGGGCGGCGCGATGCCCGGCGCCGAGCGCACCGTCAGCTTGTCGGGCGTGGGCGCGGCGTTGTAAATCGAGGTTTGCGCGTTACCGGCGTTGGTGGCGGTGCCGGACACCGAGCCGTTGCTGCTGGCGGTGCTGCCGGACGCACTCGTGTTGCCCGACGACTGCGCACTGGCGCTGCCGCACAGCAGCAGGCCCGCCAGGCCAAGGTACAACCAGGACAGCGGGCGCGTCATTACGGGTGCCCTGCGTGACCGGCGGTGCCGGCGAACACGCCGCCCGCCTGCGCCCCGGCGCCGCCGGCAGCCGCGCCTTGCGCCGAATTCGAGAACGAGGCGCCCGCCTGGCCGGTCAAGGCGACGTTACCGGCCGCGCCCGAGCTGCCGGTGGAGGCGGTGCCGGCGCTGGCGTGGGTGACGGTGCCGCCGCCGGTGGGGCCGCTGCCCGCGACCGCGCCGGCCGAGGCGCCCGAGGTGTTGCCGGCGATGACGCCGTTCGACTGCGTGGTGCTGGCCGCGCCGTTGCCGTACACGCTGGTGCCGACCGCGATGCTGGAGGTGCCGCTGGCCGCCGAATGGGCGTTGCCGCTGACCGACGACGCGCTCGACTGGTTCGGGTGGCCGGCGAAGGCGGCGCCGCAGCAGGCGCTCAGGAGGGTGATCAGGCAGAAGTTTTTCATGGTGTCCTTTAAGGATGGGAAGGTGGTGTTACGGGTGACAAGCACAACGGCACAACAGGGGCTGGCGCCCCGACAAACACAATCAGGATGGCTAGTCGCCGTGGGTGGCGTAGCCTTTGACCAGGTAGCGCTGGCCGCAGTGCAGGCACTGTTCGCGGCGCTGGCTGTCGGCGTGGCGTTCCATCGGCCAGGTGCGGCTCTGGCAATGCAGGCAGTTTTTCAGTTTGCGCCAGCTGACCTTTTGCTCTGGTTCGCCGACGCGGGCATCGCGTGCCTGTTGCAGCAGGTCCAGCGGCAGGTCGTCGATTAACAATTGCTGGTCACCAGGTTGACGAACAGCGGCGTCTTCTCGCCCACGTAGGCGCCCGAGGTGTTGAACTCGAACCACTCGACCGCCTCGTCGTAGTCCCATTCGTTGTCCTCGGCCAGCGCGGCGATGCACTTGGCCGAGTCGTACACCGCCACCCCGGCGTGATGGCAGCCTTCGCTGATGCCAATCAAGGCGCGGTCGTAGGTCGCGCGCGGCTCCAGCAGCAGCGCTTCGGCATCCTCCAGCAGCTCCATCAGCACGTCGAGGTCAATCATTCGCGTTCTCCCTTGGGTCGAGTTGGGCCTGGGTGTTGATCCCGGCCTGGATCGCGTCGTGCAGCCAGAACAGCAGCGAGTCGGCGCGTTTGATGATCGATTGCAGCGCACGGATGGCCTCCGGGTCGGCGGGCGAGGCGTCCACCAGATCGGCCAGCGCATCGGTGCGTTCTTCCTCGGCCTTGCGCAGCAGGTATTGCCCCACCGGCGACTTGAGGAACAGTTCCGCGTCCAGGCCCAGCTCGACGGTAGCGTACATGTCGCGCAGTTCGGCCGGTTCGAACTGGCCGCTCACTGCGCACCGCCGTACAGCTGCACCAGCCGGTCGAAGAAGTCAGCCCCCAGCGCGGCGACGACATCGGCGGGCACGATGAAGTCACCCTGCGCCATGCCGAGTGGTTGGGCGCTGCTTGGCAGCGGCCCCTGCGCGCCATCGCTCGGCTGGTGGAACTGCGCCACCAGCTTGTCGAAGAAGTCGCGCCCCAGCGCCGCCACGACAGCGGCGGGAATGTGGTACTCGCCGTTCGACACCGCCAGCGGCTGGCCATTGGCCTGCGCCGCAATCGAGTCGGAGGTGCCGCTGCCGGGTCCGGCGATCAGGCCGCCGTTGGCATAGCTTGCGTAGGCCGGTGGTTCTGTAGGCGAAGACGGCAGGGTTAGTTGATGCTGCTGCGGCTGCAGTTTGCTGATGTACTCAGGCACCGCGTTGACCGCCGCATCAATCGGGCGGCGGTACTGCGACGCCAGGGCGGCCACTTGTGCGATCTTGCTGGGCATGGCCGCCGTCTTGGCCAGCTTGAAACCGGGGATCAGGCCCAGCGCATCACCGGCAGCGGTCCAATACTCGCCCTTGTGCAGATCGTTGGCCACGTCCAGGGCCGAGGTGACGACATTCGTCACCGGCAGCACGTCCAGGGCCAGCTTGGCGGCCGGGTGGTTCTGCGACCAGTCGTCGTAGCTGTTGAGCGCGTCGCCGATCAGGCCGCCGTCGGCCAGCCGCCCGTTGTTGAAGGCCGACTCGGACAGCAGGTCGCGCGTCTGCGAATACGCCATCGCATCGTGCAGCGGGCTGTTGTTGAGCGCGTTCGGGGCCAGCCCCAGCGGAGCCAGGTTGTAGCTGGCCAGGTTGTCCGGCTCGCCCTCGGCGTTGGTGAACTCGCCGCCGCGTTGCAAGGTGTTGATGTAGTCGCCCTGGCTGTTGAACTGGGTCGGGTGGATCACCGGTTGCGCCGGGCGGGCCGCCCGCTGTTCGCTGGCCATGGCGGCATATTGCAAGTGTTGCCGCTGCTGGTCGGTCAGGCCGTCGTAGCCCACCATCTGCTCGATCAGGCCGCCGTCGGCGTAGGCTGCCTGCGCAATCGAGTCGGGGCGGGTGGTCTCGATGCCGTGCCGCTCGCCGATGCCCGGCGTGGCCGGTCCGGCCGGGCGCAGGGTGGTCGATGGCGGCGGCAGCGGTGGTGCGCTGCCATCGCCCGGCGTGAACACCATGCCGGTGCGCTTGTTGGTGACCTCCTTGATGCCGAGATTGGCGTCCGGCAGGCCCGGTTGCGGGAAATTCGGGTCCACGCCCGGCGGGGTCGGTGGCGTGTAGCCCGCCGCCTTCATCAACACGTCGGCAATCGGCGCCACCGCAGGCACGGCGGCGATCACTTCGGCCGTCTGCATGGCCGAGAACTGCGCTTCGGTGCCCTGCTTGACTGCGTTGGCGTTCTGCACCTTGTCCTTGACGCCCATGGACGCGATCTCGGCGTCGATCTTGCGCACCGTGGCGTCGATGATCTTCGGGTCCATCTTGGCGTCCAGCGCCTGCTGCAGCTGGTCGATGGTGGCCTGCATCTGTTTCAGCTGCGGGTCCTCGTTCTGCATGTCGAAGAAGCGCGAACCGTCTTTGTAGCCGAGCTTGCCGAACAATTCCTTAATGACTTCCTCGACCTTCAGGCCGAGGCGCATCAGGGAACCGTCGGAGAGCATGTCGCGCAGCGCGGTCATGCCGCTAATGAACTGTTTGACCTGGTCGGTCGGATTGGTCGCGCCCATGCCGACATTCACATTCAAGCTGAATTCCTGCATCAGCATGTCGTCGGTGACTTGATCGACGCCGAACTTCTGCGCCAGCTGCGCCGCTTCGCCGCACAGGCCGACCAGCGTTTCGTCGGTCTCGTAGAACTGTTCCAGCAAGACGATCTGGCGCAGCACCGGCTCGACCCAGGTTTCCACGAACGTGCGCAGCTGGTAGCTGGACACCTGATTGGCGTTGGTGTCGAGCAGCTTCATGCCGCCCACGGTCTCGTTCAACTTCCTGTTCGACTGCACCGACGCCCCGCTGAACGCACCGGCCATGTCGTCGAAGTCCAGGTTCAGCACTTCCTGCTCCTTGTAGCTGGAGCCGGTGACGTCGTTGAACTCGACCACCTTGACGTCGTCTACGTCCTGCATCAGCGTCACCGAGCCCGGCACGTTGCGCGTGACGCTGCGGATATCCACCTGCTTGTTGCGCCGCGCGAAGTACCTTTTGTTCATCGCCAGCTTGACGTTGTCGATGCGCTGGTTGGCCACCTCGTTGATCTCGGCCTGCACGTCGCGCGTCAGGCGCGGCACCGAACTCGGGTAGGTCTTGTGCGTCTCGATGACGCACGAGCCGATCACGTAGGGCCGCTTGCCATGGAAGTAGCGCTGTTCCAGCGGCAGCGGCTCCGACAGCAGGTGTTCGCAGCCAAGCGTGTAGTACACGTAATCCGCGTCGTCCATGCTGACGATGTTCTTATGCACCCACACGATGTTGAAGGCGTTGTTGGCCTGCTGTTGGCTTTTGCTGTCCATGCGCTGACCTTCGCGCTGCATGCGGATGGTGTCGCCGTAGCCCTTGGTGGCCGACAGGATGACCGCGTCCGGCAGCGTCTTCCACTTCGCCTCGCCGGTCTTCGGGTCCGGCGTGTTCATGCGCGCCTTGACTTCGCCCAGGTACATCGGGATCAGCTCAATCAGGTAGGGGCTGGTGCCGACCGGATCGGTCCAGCTCGCGCCTGGATCGAAGCGCAGGTTCTCGATGGGGATCAGGCGCACCTGCGGGCGGTCCAGCTTCTTCTTCTCGTTGTATTCCCAATACTGGTAGCTGGCCACCACGCCCACCGTCTGCGCGTCCTGGTAGGCACCGACCAGCGTCAGGAACCACGGTATAGACTTGGTCAGGCGGTACTGCAGCAGCTCGGCCATGACGGCGGCACTGGCCTGCTGCAGCGGGTCGTTGTCGTTCTCGGCGGCGATCTGCACCACGTCCTGGGTGGCGAAGAAGGCCTCGGCGGCGACCGCCTCGTTCTTCCTGATGGTGGCGCGCGTCTTCGGGCGGAACAAACGACTGCGGCTCTTGTCGGCCAGATACTTGGAGCCGACCGGGTGCTGCCCCTGCGACTGGCGCAAGTCCGCTTCGATCTGCTGACGGATCGAGGCGTCGAAGTAGGACGTGGACGCGGTGTAGGCGTCGCGCGCCAGCGTCAGCCAGTCGGGAGCGGTGTTGGTCATCATGTGTCGAATGTGAATTCGCCCTTGAAATCGGTTTTCAGGTCGGCGTACTGCTGTTCGTTGAAGCGGCCAGCCTGCAGGCGGTAGCGCTCCAGCAGCTCGCCCCCGGCGCGGATCACGTCGGCCTTGAAGGCACTGGCGCTGTAGATATCGGGAATCTTGATGACAAAGCCCATGTTCCCCGACAGCAGCAGGTTGCGGATGATGCACAGCCCGGTGCGCGAATCGGCCGACACTGCCCACAGATGCGGCGCGGGGTAGTGCGCCACCAGCGCATCGGCCATGGTCTTGGCCATCAGGTGGTCATTTGCCGTGGTGACGGCGGTCTCGTCCAGGCCGTTGAGCAGTCGTGTCATAGGTTCTCAGTCGTCGTACTGGTCTGGTTCGGTCTCGGATTGGATCAAGCGCGCTTTCTCGCTCTCCGACAGCCACTGGTATTGCACCCAGCTGTAGTAGTGGCGGATCGCTTCCGGCAGCGCGTCGTACTCGGCGCGTGCCTGATCGCGCTGTTCGTCCATGGCCTCCTGGCGGGTGCGCGGGAAACTCATGGCGTGCCTGCGTCGGCGGCTACGTCGCCGATGAAGCGGAACGACTCGATGGTCCCGATCTCGCCGCGCAGCGGTTCCAGGCTGGGCAGATTGGCATCGGCGCGCTGGGCGTAGCGCTGGCGGCTGCGTAGCATCAGGTACTGGCCGCGCGGCGTCATGTCGAACAGGTCGGCACCGCGCCAGCAGCGGCGCGATATCTGCCAAGTCAGGTAGGGCATGGGCGGCTCCTTCAAGGTGGCGGTGGGTCGTCGTCCAGCGGGCGCGGGTCGTACAGCGAGTTGTCGGTGCGCGTGCGTCCGTTGCTGAAGGTGTAGGTGCCGCCCGGCGAGGGCGTGTTCGCTTCCGGGTCGGCCAGCCCGACTTCGTTGCTCCAGAGCTGGGTGGTGAAGCTGGGGATGGTTGGATCAGGCATGTCAGCCTCCTTTAAAGCCGCGCCCCTGGTGCTTGCTCGACGCGGGCACATGGTTGTTGGCGGCGTTGTGGGTATCGGTGCGCACCACCCCGCGCGGCGTGGCCACGCTGGGCACCAGACGCTGGCTGGCGGCCACCGGCGGGCGCGCCATCGGCGAGGGCGCGGGCGGCAGCGCGGGCATGGGCGCGGGCGCTGCGGGCGGGACCGGCAGCGGTGGCGGCGGGCCTTGAACTGGCATGGGCGGCAGGGGCGCTTTCAACTTGGACATGGCGGGCATCCTCGGTTATAGGTACTGCACTTCATTGCGGCAGGTAATGAGCCGGGGCGCGCTGGCCTGCACGGTGAAGACCAGCTCGATGCCGTGGAACTGTCCGTGCAGGCCGTGCGCGATCTGGTCCTGATAGAAACGTGGTTCGCTGTACAGGTCCGGCTTGAGCGCCGGGTGCAGCTCGAAGCGGCGCGGCTTGCGGCCCTGGTAGGTCTTGATGTGCTGGTGCAGTGCGTGTTCGAGCATGTGCGTCAGACCGCACGCCAGTTCTGGTAGTTCCATGCGGGGTTTCTCCGACAAAGCCCCGATCCGGCTTGCATAGCGGGCCGTGGTGGCGTTTAAACGGGGACGCCGGTAGGTTGCTACCAGCAGAAACAGGGGTTGAAGGAGCGCACCAGCCAGACCACCGTGGCCAGCATTGCGCCGACGATCAAGAGCCACAGCAGCGTGGCGACGACGTAGACCATGGGGCTGGGCCGGGACGAGTGTGGGCGGTAGTGGGGCAGCGGCATGCGGTCCTCCTGTCGGTTGGGCTCACATGCCGTCGGCGTAGGTTTCCGGCTCCAGCATGCGTTCGTCGATGATCTGCGGCGGCACCGGCTCCATGTCGTACAGGCGGCTGGCGGCGTCAATCAGGTCCTTCTTGGCGCTGAACGGGTAGGTCAGGAATTCTTCGAGAAAACCCTTGTTCAGGCTGTACACATTGCCCTCGTGGTCGCGGCGCTGCACCGGCTTGAAGATGCGGAACGGCTGGCCCTGCTCGCGGATGCGGCGCTGGTTGGCGGTCTCGGTGGGCGTCACGGTGGCCAGGAAGAACTTGTGTCCCATGAAGTCGGGCTGCAACCTCTGCACGCGGTCGTCCTTGGCCTGCGCGCCGTCCGATGTCCAGTTCAACTCCGCGATCTCAAACGCATCCTTGTCGCGCACCATCTGTTCCTCGAAATACTCCAGGTCGGCCTGCATGCCATAGCGCTCGTAGCCGACCTTGACCATCTGCACGCCCGGTTGTGCCAGCCACACGCGGCGCAGGCCGCGCAGGGCCTCCCAGCGCTCGCGCAGGCCCATCTTGTGGCGGTAGCCGTCCAACAGATATTTGTTGTTGCCCGCGTCGACGCCGATCACCGCCATGGCCGTGTTGTCCGACCCCTTCTTTTTGCTGTGGGCCGGGTCAACCATGATGTACACGTTGAGCGTGGCGGGCCGCACATCGATGAACGACAGCCACTCCTTGCGGAACATGGCCTCGTTGCCCGCCGCCGGGTTCTGCAATTGCTGGCAGGCGATGGTGGCCGGACCCTGCACCAGCTTTTTGGCAGCCCACGCCTCGGCGGTCAGGAACACCGGCACGCCGTCCGGCATGCCGTTGGCGGTGGCCGGGAAGATGCGCGCCTTCAATGCGCCGCGCTCCAGGATGGCGTTGTAGCTGTCGGCAAAGCTGTAGCGGGTCCCAAAATGCCACGCGCGCGTGTTGCCGTTCTCACCGCGCGCGCCCAGGTTGTCGGACAGCTCCCATGCGCTGGTGGTCTTGCTGACCTGATCCGGCGTGCTGACCGACTCGCGCGTGACGACGTCGTCATACACGCGCAGCATGAAGTGCGCGCCGGTCGGCTGACCATCGACTAGGCCGTGCGCCTCGACTGACGCCTCTTTGGGGTTGGACTTGCGGCGTACCACAATGCCCTTTTCCTCGCTCCACTTGCTGCTCTCGTTGCGCGGGTCGGCGTACAGCACGTCCGGGTAGGTCTGCTGCAGCTCGCGGTTAGACTCCAGTTCCTGTTTGATCTGCAGCAAGAACTTGCGGGCCACCGGCTTGGTGTGGCTGAAAATGCCGATGGTGCACTCGGGGTCGATCAGCAGTTCCTGGATGATGCCAGCGAAGGTCCCCAGGGTGGACTTGTAATGCTCGCGCGCCCAGAGGTCCAGGTGCCCATCCGGGGCCGCCTCCAGTTCACGGCAGCGGGTGTACAGCCACGGATGCACCGCATCGAGCCGGTGCAGCAGGCGCGTCAGCAAGTAGAACCGATCATTCCTCCCCAGCCATGCCTTGCCCGCCATGCCGTACTGACGTTCGATCAGCTCCCACAAGTCGGCCACCGTGCCGAACGGCGCGGCCTGCAGCGCGGCGCGGATTTCAGTGGGCAGTGTCAGCATGCGCGTGTGGCTCCAGGGTGGCGCGTGATGTTATCCTTGCACTCTGCGGGTGCATGGACAACAATGCACTTAGCGGGTGCATAAGCCCCCGCGTAACCGAGGGGGCAGCATGACAACGCAAATTGAACTTGAATGCAAACTGCTGATGGCCGAACACGCCTATCGGCACGCCGACAACAACGAGTCGGCCTTCCAGCTGCGCGCCCAGCTCGCCAGCACCACAGAGGCCAGGAAGGAGGCCGAAGGCGCGCAGTACTACTACGCCAACGAGAAGATCGTGGTGCGCGCCCGCCTGTACCGGCTGCGTGGTGCCATCGCCGCCCTGGCCATCGATTAATCAACCCGCGCCCCTTGGGGCGCATCACCCGGAGAACAGCATGAAAAAGATCATCAATGGCGTGCGCTATGACAGCGACAAGGCCATCAAGATCGGCGGCGCGAGCAAGTGCGACGGCAGCTTTAGTGACTGGTCGGCAGAGCTGTACGTCACGCCTCAATCGAAGCGCTATTTCCTCACTGGTGAGGGTGGCCCGATGTCGCGTTTCGCCCAGCCAGTGGGCAACAACGGCTTTAGCGGCGGCTCGGACCTGATCCCGCTGTCGCCCGAGGAAGCGCTGGAGTGGGCCGAGTGCTACCTTGACAGCGATGTGATTGAGGAACACTTCGCCGACCGTATCACCGACGCCTGACGCCTGCAGCGCCCCAAGAATCCGGCCACGTGCCGGATTTTTTCGTCTGTCCCTTACTCGCTGGTGTCGGCCTCGCCCGCCGGTTGCTCCAGGCGGCGCTTGAAGGCGGCGCGCAGCTCGGCGAAACCGTCGCCGATATCCACCGACACGGACGCCTCGGGCGGCTCGTCGGCGTCCAGCGAGCGTACCTTGCGGATGGTCTCGACGGCGATCTTGTTCGATTCGACAATCAGCTTGACGTCCTTGGGGTGGTCCACCTGTGAGCACATGGCCAGCAGGGTGGCCATGCAGCGGCGTGCCACGGTCAGGCCCATGTTCATGTCGGCTACGTCCTGGCTGGCCGCGTCCAGGCGTAGCTGACGAACTGCGTCATCAGTGAAGGCGTTCGTCATGTCCTCGTCAAGTGGGACGCCTGCCATGGCCTCACGCACCATGCCGCGCTTGACCTCGGCGTTGCCCTTGACCCAGCCGTGCCGCTTGGCGTGACGGCGCAATGTCGCTTCCGGG